CTTCTCAAAGTACATTAGATTTCTTTGAGTATGCTAACAGACAATTCTTCACTGACGGTACTAACATGTTGTCTGCTATGCACCAACGTGGATGGTTAATGAAGGTATCAACTGACCAAATTACAATGAGGCCGCGCCCTGATTTAGAAATAACATTGTTAGAACTTAACAATCAAATTTCTTCTATGAATGGTGATGAACCTATTAGTACTGAAGGTGTAATGGACGACAAGAAGTTAGCCAGTGATTTACGTAGACAAGCAGATATGTTTGCCAAACAAGCAGATGATTTACGTAAACAAGCAAATGATCTAGATCCTCCTAAAGTCGAAAAGAAAACAAAAGTTAAATCGTTGGCCGGTGCTTAATGTCGCCTCTTGACAAATTACTAGAAGAAGTTAAAATAGAGAGGCACCGGCAAATAGATTTGCCGGGTAGCGAATATGATTTAGTTAACAATGTTAATGACTGGGTAGCAATAGCCAGTCATTATCTAACACAAGATTGTACTCGCAAAGGTATGATACCTACTAGACAAGATTTTCATGATAGTCTTATTAAGGCATGTGCAGTAATTGTAGCGGCCTTAGAGTACGAAGAAAATTTAGTCAAAAAGGGTCACATTAAAGAATGACTAAGACATGGCTATTAGAAAAAAAGACAGGGGATTCGACGACATACTAAGTGATGTTGTTATGAACCACGTACCATCAGAGTACATAGAAGAAATCATAGTACATTTAAATAATGGCCAGGCTATTAGGTTTGCTGGAGAAGAAGTATCGCAAATTGATAGTCTTCCGGCGCATCTAGAAAACACTGGAATTATTGATTCAAAAGATATGGTAGATGATGTTGAAATCACAATGGATTTGGTTAAACTAAAAAAAGATATGAAGAAGTATGTTAGCATATTGCTGGCAAAACATTTTGAAAACGGTGGGGACTCAGATGACACTAAGAAGTGAAATAAATTTTGAAAACGATTCGAACTATACTCCAATATTGGATCATGGATTTGTTGGTTTGGTAGATAGTATGGGTAGTGATAGTGCGGTAGTCCAAGCCGCTCGTGTTAGTTACGGTGCAGGAACTAAACAAGTTAACGATGATAGAAATCTAATTCGTTATCTTATGCGTCATAAACACACAACTCCATTTGAGATGTGCGAAGTTAAGTTTCATTTAAAGATGCCTATTTTTGTTATGAGACAATTGGTTCGACATCGTACTGCCAGTATCAATGAATACTCTGCACGTTATAGTGTAATGACTGACGAGTTTTATATTCCCGAGCTTGAGCAAATTCAAAAACAAAGTACAACTAACAAGCAAGGGCGAGAAGAATCAGAATGGTTCATTAATGACAAACGTGAAGTACAACATGCCTTCCAACGTAGCTTTCATAATGCATACAAAGAATATACAAGTTTGTTAGGCGAGGAAGATAATGGACTTGCACGTGAGCTGGCTAGAAGTGTGCTTCCAGTAGGCGGATACACTGAGCTCTATTGGAAAGCAAATCTTAAAAACTTTTTGCACATGATTAAACTTCGCAGTGATCCTCATGCCCAGTGGGAGATACAAGAACTGGCAAATGCAATGTATAACTTAGTTAAAGACAAGTTTCCTCAAGTGTGCGAGGCCTTTGAAGATTACGAACAAAATGCTGTCACCGCTAGTAGAATGGAAGTAGACTTGCTACAGGCACTGATTAGTAAAGATAAGTGGAATAATTTGTTAGAAGACCATCGTACGGAAGATGCAATTGCATTAAAGTTCAATATGGGTAAGAGAGAAATACGCGAGTTTATTGACAAATGGATCAAAGATTAATTGTAACTGACTTATGTCGAAATCAGTCATTTTTATCGCTGTTCAACAAAACCTTAGTAGAAATACAAAAAGGTAACGACGAATTAAAAGATAATTATGCTAATCTAACTCCGGATGACTTTGCTAGCCTGACCTTTGCAGTTCGTAACGGTCAGGCTTTAGCTTTTAGCGGCATGGAAATTAGCGCAGAGAAGTGGGGAGCAAACTGTGCCAGGGTTAGTTCAAAATTTTATATACCGCCTGCATTCAGGCATACACATTTACAAAAATTTGAACCCAGCGACAAATATATTAATAGTACGTATCTTATTCCTAGACAAATAGCAGTAGCGCAAAGCCTGGGTATAGAATGTGTTTTTATAAGTCGAATTGATAAACGTAGAAGCTTTGGTAAATTCATTGATTTAGTTAACGCTAACGGAGGATACAATTTTAAAATGTATCCTCATAAACTAGGTGTTTGCGGTCCACTGCCGCTGGGATATCGTCCAGCAGAATGTTGCCAATGGATTGCTACTATGCCGTTAAAAAAAGATGCTGATACTAAATTTTTAGAATATCTAGAAAACATATCATGTGAGGATTGTAATGACTCCAACTAAAATAGCTATAACTGGCCATACCAAAGGTATAGGCAAAGAATTGTCCGATTATTACTCTGCACTAGGAATAGAAGTGCTGGGCTTTAGCAGGACTAACGGATACGATATTAGTAAAGCTGACGCTCAAGAACGTATCATTAATGAAAGTTTAGACTGTGACTTGTTTATAAACAGTGCATATTTTAGATACAGTCAGATTGATTTATTACAACGCTGGTACGGACATCATTATAAAAAGCCCAATTTTATGATTGTTAATTTGAGTAGTCTAGCAGGTGATGCGTCGATGTTTTTAGGTAAAGTATATCCTTATGGATTACATAAGAAAGCACTAGACGATGTTAGTTATCAAATGAATTTATCTGCCGGCTGTAAGTGCAAAATTATAAATGTAAAACCAGGACATGTTAAAACAGACTTTTTGATGGATACCAATACGTATACGTTTGCACAACTACGACAACCGAGAAGCATCTTAGACTTAGAAAAACTAATTAAAGTCATTGCATTTACTATAGATATTTCAGATGAGAACAGTTACATAAGTAGTATAACATACAAAGGCGACACTAGTACTATATGACAACTGATGCGTTAGACGTCCGGAAATTGGATATTAAATATGATGCAGTCCGATTAAAACAAGAATTGGAATTATTGTATCGCCAATACCCATTCCATAAAGATGCTAATCAGATTGCATTAAGTCATAGTGGCAAATTTACCACTATAAAAGAACAAATGTACGATGGCGTGGGAAGTTTGTATGATAGAGAAAACGGTGTTGCCAGCGACCTAGAGGAAAATTATACTGTTATCAGTGATTACGTTAAAGGCAGGTATTGGGAAGATGTAATCAAATCTGTACAGAATGTTAGTTCATTCCCGTTGGGAAGAATTAGATTAATGTTACTAAAACCCAAGACCTGTTATAGTTGGCACAGGGACAGCGATGAAATTAGATATCATATCCCAATTGCTACTAATGCTAACTGTTTCATAGGAACAGAACAAGGGCTATATAGGATGGAAGAAGAAGGTAGATTGTATACTTTGATTAGTACTCAATATCATACTGCATTGAATGCCAGTTTCAAACCCAGAGTTCATCTTGTGTTCTCTACATACACATCATGATTTATTTTGACCACATTGCCAGTAATTTAAATATCAAACCTGCATTTGAAGAATTGATGCGGAATTTAGATTTGTTTGCGCCACATACCAAATATAAAAAAATAGCGCCAGCATTAGAAGAAGTCGAAAGCATACACTTACGTATTCATCCGTCGGGCGATTATACTAGTAGGACCAACGACGAAATATGGGATGCCAAGGACTTAGCTGACCAAGCCGCTATATCAGTTATAGATAGTAACGCATATAGTAAATTACCTACTGCAAGAAAATTAATAGAACATGCAATGACATTGATTCCTGCAGGTGTTATGGGCAGGGCTTATATTTCTAGACTATCGCCGGGCGGCAAAATATATCCGCACGTTGATCCAGGAGCATACTTTCACATACACAACAGATATCATATTGTGTTAGATACTAATCCGCAAGTTGAATTTTTTACTGAAACGGAAAATATAAAGTGCAGGCCCGGCGAACTATGGCGATTTAATAATAGAGCCAAGCATTGGGGAGAAAACAAAGGCTCCACTGATAGGTATCATATTATATTTGACATTGCTCATCCGGAAAGATTTTATAACTATGATTAATCATACACCAATCCTACCCACTATAGGCAGTACTGTTCACGGAACATTTGATGAGTTAATGGCCTTGGATAACACTGAATTAAGGAAATTAATTTATAAAAGAAAAGCTCTGGTGTTTAAGAATATTAATGTAGATGCGGATCGCATGGCTGAATTTAGTAAAAAGTTTGGTAGTCCGTGGACCAAAGATATGTATACTAAGCATACTAAAGAAAACTGTTTAGTTGCAAAAAATGATGTAGCATACACAATGTATGACGACAAAAGTTATCCCAGACTGTATAAAAGTTTAACTTGGCATTGTGATATTGCTAATGAAAAAGGATTAGAACCTTTCCCGTTCAGATTACTATATTGCTTAGAACTACCTAGTAAGATGACGGGCGGAAGCACTGATGTGGCTGACTTGGGTATTATACGTCGAGAATGGGATAGTAAAGATCAGCACAATATTAACTTAGCTAATTTAGATTTCTTATATAATAGTTGGCAAAAGAATTTCACTAATCAGAAATGGTATCCTGCCTTAGACAAGCATCCATGGACCGGAGAAGAGTTCGTTCGTTATAATGCATTCGGTACTGACAATGCATGGATATTGCGAACTAAGGTAACACATACTGATGGCAAGGAAGTATGGCTTGAAAACTCTTTTATGAGAGAGTTAAGCACTAGTCAAATCGAAGCTACACAATTTCTCGAACACACATGGAATGTGGGAGATGTGCTAGTATTCGACAACTGGGCTACAATACACAGACGCGGAGATTTGGAGATTTTAGAAGATAGCGTTGGTCGACGAAGTTTTATTCGAATTAGTATCGACCATGAATTTGATAAGATGCCTCCATATAATAATTAATGCAATACACACAGAATAACCATTTCCATTGGAGTTATGATGGTACTCCGTTTACTTTACGTACTAACCCTTATAGCACATTTAAGATGCATTGGGGTAAGCCGTCTAGACCAGTTATGAACTTTAAAGATGAGTGCATTAAAGTATGTCAGATTTTAGCAGAAACATATCCCAATCAAAAATTTAATGTACTGTTTAGTGGAGGCATCGACAGCGAAATAGTAATGCAAAGTTTTATATGGGCTGGATTAAAGCGAAGAACAAAAGCAACCATAATCAGATTCACTGGTGGGTATAATGATCATGACATTGCGTATGCTATAGATTTTTGCAAGTATCATGCAATACCGTATGAGTTAATGGAACTTGATATTGTAGAATTTTTTAATAGCAAAGAATATATACCGTATGGAATGAAATATCAAAGTATACAATTGGCACAGATACAATGCATCTGGGCACTGGATCGTATACAAGACGACATTCCTGTATTGGGCACCGGAGAAGTATTCTTCGAAAAGATTTTTAATTGGAACACCTGGATGGAAGATGTTCCTAGAAAACAATACGACTGGGTTTACTATGTAAGAGAAAACAATGACCTTAGTGTACCCAAGTACAGCATATTAAACAATCGTCCAGTTATCAGTGAGTTCTTTAGCTACACTCCTGAAATAATGAAATCATACGTAAATGATCAAATTGTACAGGACTTATTAAGTAATAAACTAGACGGCAAGTTAAGTATTGCTAGTTCAAAGTTTCGAATCTATTATCAATATTTTCTATTAAAATTTAGAAAAAAATATCACGGTTACGAAACATTAAAACTATTAAATTTACAAGCTCAACAAGAAATGTTAAACTATATACCTTATAACGATCATAGATTTGAAATGTTAGCAACAGACTTTATTAAGAGCCTTTCATGAAAATTATTAAATTAGACCTAAGTTATTTTGACCAAATTGACGAAATCCAACAGGACTACAATACGTTTGCGGGGGTAGATGTTACGGCAGTTCCTTTTTATAAACAAGATATGATGATGAGTAAGCACAACAATCTTGCTAACTTATACTTAGGTAAAGATAATCCCCAATATATGATGTGGGGATATGTTGACGAAGACACAAATATATTGTATTCTGCAATGACACAGTATTTTAGCCCTGAGACTAATATGTGGTATATTCAAAAAGCAATTAGTAGAAGAGCACACAAAGTTAAAAGTATAGGTAATAGAAACGGATTAGTTGAAATTATGCAACATGCTATTGAATTTGCAGAAAAAAGAAACTGCTTTCAATATATTATGGCATACCCTAAACGCTATTATCTAGCACATAAACGTATATGGCCCAAGTATGTCGAACAACGAAAAGAACGATACGACAGCGTAGTTATTAACGTTATTCCGCCCAATACAAGACCCCAATTTATAGATCAATGGATGTGGTTAATGAACAGTGCATTATGGCCCACCGAACTAGTTGTAACTATGCAATATCTAAAGCCGGAATTTCGTCAAGAAATTAAATAATAAATAGTAATATGAAAACGACCGGACATAGCATTAAATTATTTTGGCCTGTACATTTGGCCGCCCTAATAGGAACTATTTGTTTGTTCCTGTACGGGGACTTATCTTACCTGTGGCTATGGCCCGTGGGTTGGGTACTTATCAGCGGCCTTGGCAGTGCAATTGGCTTACATCGTGTTCTTAGTCATAAATGTATTCCAGAAATGAGTTCATTTACAAGAAAAGTACTTACATTGTTAGGCTGTATGGCTGGACAAGGTAGTCCTATTTTTTGGGTAGCATTACATAGAGGCTACCACCACAATCATGCAGACACATTACGAGACATCCACAGTCCTATCCATGGCAAATTTCACGCTTATCTGAGTTGGAGTTGGAAAATTACTCCCACTGATGTTAGCTTGAAATATGCAGTAGATTTGCTACGTGATAAATTCCAAGTATGGGTACACACAAACTATTATAGAATAGTATGGGGTGTAATATTAGTAACTGCCTTAATCAACTGGCAAGTAGCCGTTGGGCTAATACTAATCCCAATGATTACTGGAATACATCAAGAAGCTTGCGTCAATCTATTTTGCCATTGGAATGGTTTAGGTTATAGGAACCATGAAATCAAAGACAATAGTACAAATGTGCCACTGCTTGGTTATTTTGCGTGGGGTCAAGGATGGCATAACAATCATCACAAACACCCGGGCAATTTTAACTTTGGCGAAAAATGGTGGGAATTTGATCCATGCATGATATTCTATCCTATACTTAAACGAATCTAATGACCTCAGACATTGTAATTTTTACAGAATTTACCAGCACGACAGTATTCCAAAGACTACTGGGCGCATATCGAATCGCCACCGAACTACGTAAAAATGGATATACTGTACAAGTAGTAGACTATTTTACTGAATGGAACTTGGACGAATTGAAACTAATCGTCGATAAGTTTGTTGGACCAAATACATTATTTGTAGGATTCAGTAGTACACTGTACGCCATCAGAGACGAAGCACTTAGTGATAATAGTAGGCCCAATCATTATAGAAGAGAATTACGCTATACTGAGGACTTCCCGTTTAAACCAGAAGTAAGTCATGCATTTATTTCCCATATTAGAGAAGTAAACTCTAACACAAAAATAGTATTAGGTGGACAACGTAGTCAATACAAAAACAGTAAACTTGTTGATTGTTTCATTCACGGATACGCCGACCATACTACCGTTGAATATGCACATTTTTTAGCTGGCAAACCATATGATGCATCTGTACTTAAAATGGTTCCAATTAACGATAAACAAATAGAAGTAGATTGGATTAAAGATCCCGAATGGAATTTCCAGACTAGTCAAGTATTATGGCAACCTAATGATTTAATTTATGAAAACGAAGTGTTACCTATAGAGATTAGCAGGGGTTGTATTTTTAGATGCGACTTTTGTAGTTTTCCAATGAATGGTAAAACTAAATTAGATTACATCAAAGATCCAGGCCCATTAAGAGAAGAATTCATACGTAACTATGAGCAATGGGGTATTACTAATTATATTTTTGCGGATGATACATATAACGATAGCATCTATAAAGTAGAAAAACTTTACAATGAAGTGTTTTCTAAATTGCCATTTAAAATACAGTTTAGTGCTTATTTGAGACACGACTTAATATATCAGAATAGAGACATGGCTCCTCTTTTAAAAGAAAGTGGCTTGAAGACGTGTGTGTTTGGATTAGAGACTATGAATCACGATAGTGCAAAATCTATCGGTAAAGGTCTTCATCCAGAAAAAGGTAAAGAATTACTGCATTGGCTCAGGGACGATGAATGGGGCAAAGATATAACAATGAGTAGCGGATTTATTGTTGGGCTACCACATGAGACCGAGGAAACATTTAGAGAATGGATGAAGTGGGTTGAAGATCCGAATTGTCCATTAGATGGTTATACAGTAGAGCCCTTGGGATTTAATATTAACGAAAAGAAAATATGGCCCAGCAAATTTGAAGCTGATCCCGAATCATATGGTTATACCATTGTTAATAAAGGTGTTGCAAATAACAGTTTCTTTAAATGGAGTCTATGGACCAACAAGCATATGAGTCTGCCTAAGGCATGGGCGCTTGCTGACGAATATATTATGCGAGGATATCGCAGTGGCAGGATCAGGCCTGCTGGTTTTTTCCAATTCATGTGGATGAATGGTACTGGATTAACTGCCGATGATTTAGCAGGAATGAGTGTTAAAAATGTCAGTGCAACATTTCTTAAAGATAAGAAAGCTGAATGGTTTGACCAATACAAGACACGCCTTTTTAATTTATAAGAGAGACAGATATGTGGATGCACATTTTAACTACAAGCCTAAATAGGGTATTGTTACACGCCCCCGAGAAGAAACATTTATATTTTATTAATGAATGCTTTTTTGATACTCACGTTTATACTGGACAATTAGATAACAGTTTAGAACCTCAGTTCAGGTCTACTCCAACTGATTTTATACTGCAAGGATCTAACATTGTTTTTAGTCCTGTACCAAATGATGATATTTCCAATCTAAGAAAATTTGCTGAATATAAGCAAATGTGCTATTATGATTTATTAACTAAAATAGGATTAGCTAGAGTCAAGGAACAAGACAAAGTAACTGGACAGGCTGAAATTTATAAAATGAAATATGATCAAGCATTGTTACTACAACAAAACAATTATGATCCTACAAACATTAATGCTCCGCTAGTAGTTGATTATGCAGAACTAGACAACTGCACTATTAAACAAAGTGCGGATCAAATTATTTTACAATATACAATGCACCAAGAGTCTCTACAGAAAACAGAATGGTTTAGAATAAAATATTTAAGGCTAATTAAGCAATCACAAACTGCCGAAGAATTAAAACAAATTGCAAAAGATTTGCATAAAGAAACCTTTTTAAACATACTCTTATGAAATCACTATTATATTATAATCAATTAGATGTATATAAACCTGAATGGTGTAAAGATGTGCCTGCATTGAAGACCTATAGTGTGTTTAGTAAAGCATTTAATAGTGGTATTAGTTTAGTTGATAGAACTGGTACTATAAAACTACCGTTCAATGTAGTTAACAGACATCCCATGCCTACTAAACAAGATATGTCATTAACATTTGAAGAACTATGTTATCAGACATGGGATAAAATAGAACAACATATTAAGCAAACAATGTTGCGTCCTGTTATTATGTATAGCGGCGGCATTGACAGTACATTAATAGTTTCATTAATGCATACCTATGCAAGTCCTGAGTTTAAAGAACGACTATTAATTATATTAAACACTAATAGTATACAAGAAAATCCAATATTTTACGAAAATATAATTAAACGCAACTATACTATGGCTAGTAGTAATTCATTTGAAAATTATTTTAATGAGTTTAACTATATAATTACCGGCGAGTTTGCTGATAACGTATTTGGCAGTTTGACATTAAAATCTAGCATAGACTTTTTTGGCACAGAAAGCATTATTCAAAACAATTACAAAGTATTTGCTTATGATTTCTTCAATCATAAAATTCAAAATGAAACCGAGACTAAATTCTTCTTAGATCAAATGGAGCAGTTAATTGCTACTTGTCCATGGAAAATTAAAAGTTGGAGCGACTACTTATGGTATCAAAATTTTGCAATGAAATGGCAAGCAGTTGAATTTAGAATATTGAGTCATAAAAATGCAGACTTAACAATTAACGATGATTATATCTCTAAACATATTTGTCATTTTTGGCAAAGTCAGGAATGGCAACAATGGGCCCTAAACAATCCTGAAGATAAAATACAAAACAAATGGACTAGTTATAAACTTCCTGCAAAAGAGCTAATCTTTAAACTGACTGGCGACCGGGAATATTTCATACGTAAGACTAAATTTCCTAGCTTGCCCGGCGTGTTTAGATACAGACGTGTAAGTAATTTCATAACAGACAAATTCGAGTTTGTAAGTGATATAGATATTAAGGAATACCTATGTTAACAAACACCGCAACAAGAATACCTATGTTAACAAACACCGCAACAAAACTAAATGATAGCCATATGGATCAAGTACTCGAAGTATATGAAACACAGACATCTAATATTAGAGTCAAGCTAACTAAAAACTTAGATATATACTTTAGGAAAGCATTTGAAACTGCCAGTTTAAATAAACTAGGTCATAGTTTATGGGGGCATTTTGACGACAATAATACATTAACTATGTTTGCAACAAAGACTAATTGGACTAGTATGCCGTTTTATACCGTGGGCAATGTATTCGCACACAAAGATCGCGGGCATGTTTTAACCCATGACGGACTAGATGTTATTGGCAGATTTTTACGAGACATCTTTTATGCCGGTATCCAAGAAGAACGATTTACAGCGTTTATGGCTAGAGATTACAGAAATGTAATTGCTACTAATAAAGGCATACGTAAACTGCCTACTACTACTCGAAGCGATTTATATTCCCAATCATTGTTAGAAATTGTGCCTCCTTACAGTAGGGCCAAATACGAATACGGTAGTAACATACTAGGAATACTGGAAGGCAGAAATCCGCATCCTGTTATTATTCGTAGTTTAACCGTTAAATCTAGTGAAAATACTATAGTTAATACACATTTGGACGCAGAGTTCATTATAAACTAAATATATGCAATACGGAGATATACTATGAGTATAAAAATTATTACTATTTTAAAGCGTCCATCACCTGAGGTTGAGTTTTTCTTTGCCCAGTATCGAGAGCACGACGTTATGAAGTCAATGAGAAATAATGCAATGGAACACGATGGCTTTCTTGGTTCTGCTATGGAAATAACTGACGATAAACTTACTTGTACAGTAACCTTAGAATTCACTGACGATAATCAATTGAGAACATTTGTCAATGAAAATGAAGAGTTCATGATTCAACGTGGTATCTTAATGGACGAATGGTGTCAGAATCCTGGATGTACGTTTGACGTATATATCGGTTAACGCTTTTCACCGATAATCATATATCTGGACCATTTATTAAATGAGATGCATCCAGAATATTTGATATCAACTCTAGACTCGACCATTTCTTCAAACTGTTTTAGATCACTTACACAATTTATGTGATCCGGCATTTCAAACATATTATTATTCTGTAATACCAATCGCTTACCGGTTGGTATCATGTCTAGCCAACGATAGATATTAGGGATATGTTCACATATCGTATTGATTATAGTATCTGCGTTACTATAATCTATATCGTAGATATCCTTGTTAATTGCAGTATACTTGATATCTCTGTTTAATATTTCGCCGGCCTTATTAGCAGTATCGTCAATATCAAAGCTAGTTATATTACTAGTAGAAGAATTATGGTCAAATATTATTCGTCCTATAGTGCCAATCCACCCGCCACAGAGATATAATTCTCCAACGTTATATTCTTTTAATTGTACAGCCGCCCATACTTTACTTTGTATTTGAAATCTACTAAGTCCGTCTTTCCAGTTAACTGTACTATACGTGTTCATTGCTATCTTAAGATTATCCAAGAATCTAGGCAGTACACACTGAGTTAGCAACAGTAGTTCTATTAATGTTTCTACATCATCTGTTAATCGATCAAGTCCGGCACTTGTTTTATTTCTAAGAAAATTCGGCACGGTGTCTAGAACTTTATATTGATGTTGTTTACCTGGGTTATGTGCGTAGTCGTATATTGCTCTAAATATCTTAGGATGAGTTTGAACCAACACCCATTCATCTAGTCCGTATAGTAAATCTTTAGTTTTCATTTTTAATTTTTATTAGTGTGCCGCTGACTTCTTGTCTAGGTTTAGGAAAGTATGTCCAATTATGATACAATATTGCAAACATGCAAACGTACACAATAATTTCAACTTTAGTTTTCATTTGTTTGCAGAATGTGTAATCCACTGCTCATGTAGCCAATCAAAATCGTTTATTAGATTTATATCGTTCGTATTTTGCCTGACCCAGTCTCTTCCAGCTTGTGCGCCACTAACAGTCCAGTCGCCGTTTTCAACTCCAAGGTTAACAGAACACCAAACTTCTAAACGCTTGTCGGTTTCTTCATCAACTTGATTTTTAATTAATTTACTAGATAATTTAGCGGCTTCTCTAAATCCACTTCGCCATGCTGTTTCGGGATCACTGTTAAATTCAGTTGTGCCTATTGTTCTAGGAATTACTGTGAACTTGGCTCCTATACTAGTAGCTAAGTCTATATTCCATTTAGTTGCGTTTCTCAATAATTCTGTTGGAAATAATTTGACGCCGCCGAAGCCATAACTTAATCCATTGACTACATTCTTTACATGCCATACGTATACCACATCTCTATCATGTAACTTGGGATAATTGTCGAATGTAAATCTACCATCTACCACACAATCTGCATCTACTAGAAAGAACATATTGCTGGATACTACATTGGCGGCGGCTTTATGTGCTTCTAATAAACCTTTTACTCCGTTTATTCTATGTAGCTTGGTCTTGTTGTGTATTAGCTTATCTAATTTTTTATAATTTTCATCGGCATATGGTTCGTTATTACTTAAAAATACAATATCAAATTCTTCTTCTATACATCCATGATCCCATACTTTAACTGCTGTCTTTTGTAATCTGGGCGTTAGTTCTGTTCCGAGCGGAACAAGATAGCATCCAGCCCAGTCGGTTACTCGACCACTCTTTGGATTTGTCATCATAAACACATGCACTTTATCTTCGTTACCACGGGCTGGCATATATTTTTGATTCCACTTAACGCCTGGACTACAGAATTTATCAAAGTGCCAATATAGTTTAGTATCTCCTGGGCCCATACTCCAATTATACATATAAGGGCGTATATACCCATGCTCTTTATATTCGGGAGGATTGTCTATAAAAGATATCTTAACACCATATCTTTTATCGGTGCCTTCACAATACCATACATGTAAAAACTGTAGTGAATCATAGCTAGGTATAAAACTATCAGTTACCACCGACCAGTTGTACAATTGAAAATCTGGATTTATAATTATTTTAGGAACTAGATTTAATTTGACTTGCCCCATATCAATGTCGCCGCGGCAGTCTGCACTTGGAGTTAATCTAATTGCCCATATTCTTTCTCCGGGGGGTGTATAACTAGAATCTAAATACCAAGTATGTGTTAGCTTCATTGAATCAGCCAATGGCCTGTAGTCAAAATCAAAATTTTCAAATTTGATATTATCAAATAATGGATTAACCTCCCATGTCATGTCTTTATAAAACTCCTCGGGTATTGCATTTATAGTTCCTTGCAATACTGATCCGATAAAATTGTTCGGTTCCAATTTGTATGCCCATACATCATAGTTTGGCAAATTGATATCACCAGTTAAATTCCAAACATGACAATAATTACCTTGACTGTAATGTAATGTTGCTTGGGGTATGTCTGTGTATAGGCTAGCAGGCAAGGCTGTATTTGTGACTAAATTAAACTGATTTTTTACATTATTGTGTACAATTTTAATGCCTTCTGAGTCAGGAACATAAGAAATTCTTACGGCCTCGACAACTTCACCGTCAGTAGTACTGGTATCAAAATGCCAAACATGGTCATATTTTAAATCATATGTTGGAGGCAATAACGTTAGCATTTCATCTGTCTTGCCGTTATAATAAGGACTACACGATATGGATCTTCGTGGACGCACGGGGTATTGTATATATGAATCATTCCAGCCCGCCGGTATTAATTTTACTAACCAAAAACTTCTATCTTCCCAGACCCATAAATGCAAATGGCGTTTTTCATATGATACTGGAATAAATTTCCAATCAAAGTTTTCAAATACTTCTGTGTCTTTTATTTCGGCATTAACAAACCATGTCGTTAGGCCATCGGCCATTTTATATAACTCTTTGTCAGTATATGGCTTATCAACTAATATTACTTGAAACGTTGTATTCTGTTGTAATTCTATTAAATTCATTGTTTATCCAATCGAAGTCATTGATTAATTTTAATGCTGGTAAGTTGTTTTTATTCTTTAATCCGTATTCTTTGCCTGCTAATGCTCCGCCATACGAATAGAACCCGTACGGCACATTATTGTTTAATTGACACCATGCATCGAGTCTTTCTAAAGTTATACTATCATCACTAATTATACCACTGGCCAACTTTGTACATTCTCTAAATGCACTACGCCACGTACTAAACGGATCTGTATTAAATGCAGTTACGTTTGATATTTCGTTTTTGCTTACAAATTCGGCTCCCATACTAGTTGCTAAGTCTACTTTCCATTCGGATATAGATAGCAATAAATCCTTGCGATACAATTTTACGCCGCCATAACCATATATTAGATTATTAATGGGATTAATACTATTCCAACAAAATACACATTCATTGGATGGAATTCTGCCATATATTAATTCAGTTGGGGTCGGGGTATAATCAAAATTAAAAGTTTCTACTATTTGTGCATCTGCATCTACAATGTAAAAATTATTAGTCATACTTTTTCGGGCCGCGGCCTGATGTGCTAGTAATAAACCTTTTACTCCGCTAACTCTCTTTGCATGTGGTGCATACGTTAATAGTAATTTAAAGTTGTCGTCTGCATATGGTTCTTGGTATGACAGGAATATAACATCAAGCATTATTCATTCTCGCTACCGACACCTTTAAGTACTTGGTCTTCTTTAATCATTGGCCCTAGTCTATTAGGATTAACGTAAGTAGCTTTGAAGAACTTACTGCCCCACTCTCCCAATTCTGCAAGTTCTAAATTTAGTTCTTGGCGCAGTGCCATTCCTAAATTAATTGTTTCTTTCTTTAACTTAGTTGTATCCCATATATAATTGCTCTTATGGCATTGTTTATCGTTGCCAGCAAATTGCGGTGCAACAATAGAATTCCAATAGTTGTCATGCCATTCGAAATCTCTGACATTTACAAAATCAAACTCATCTCGTTTCATGTTAGTTAAGTAACATCCTAAACGTGTGCCGTACATGGCCCATTCGCCATTTAATACATCTTCGCCTACACTACACCATACCAATAATCTTTGATAATTTTTATAATGTATGTGTTCTCTAAACTTTTTAGGATTAATAGGAACTCCTCGCTGTAGTCCTAGTTTAACCCCTTCTCTAAAACCTGCCCTATAGGCTTGATAAGGAGTAGCATTGTTCATTACATCACTGTATACATTATTCATTTGAATGTAATTAATGTTCCAACAAAAATCTACTTGAGCTTCAGCAGTATCAGAATCCTCATGACTTTTCATTTGTTCCACTACATGCTTTGGCCAACACTTAATACCGCCATTGCCATATACTAATCCATTTACAACATTTTTGCCAGCCCAGCTTATTACATCATTTTGGCCAATTTTATTTAAATCAAGTTGTATGTTTAGAAAGTCTTCTCGTACGATATTATCAGCATCAATGGTAATAAATCTATCTGTGCTAGATAGTGCCGCGGCGGCCTTATGGCAAGCATCACTACCTTTGACCCCGTGACTTCGTTGTGCCCATGGTATTTTTGTTAGTAGGTCTGCATAATTTTCATCAGCGTTTGGTTCATCGTAACTCATGAACACAACATCAAATTCTGTTATAGGTGTCATCATTCTGTGGTCCAGTTTATCTTTACTTTTGTATTATTGTATATTAGATCCATATTATCATAGGGTTTTATGTAATCCAGTGTTATGGTATCTGTTACTTTAGAATCTATTGCAAACGTACCAAAATAATAACTAGGATCGTTATGTTTAATCAAATGAACAGCTATTGGTTCATCTAACACTTCTTTAATATTATTTGTTATAGTAACACCATTGTCTGAAAAATGCAACCGTATATGTGCGTCATCTGAATCCGTCTGGCCGGCTGTATTAATTGAGTATGTATATCCATTTGATGCAGGTGAATCTATTTGTGTACGTATCCATTCCCACGAGTACGAATCAAAATACGTTAAGGTCCATATTACTAAATGATTCAAGTTTTCCTCAGTAACCCATGGCACTGAAAATTGTAACGTATGATTTAATAGTTCATTTAAGTTACATTGTATTGTATCATATATTTTATTTGGATCTAGCTTATCTATTATAAAAAATGTTATGTACTCTTGATCTGCTTGTATTTTCTGAAACGGTAATGCTTGTAATAAATTATCAAATATAACATTGTCCACAGATATTGTTAATATTTTTTTCGATAGATTGAACATTAATTTTGTTACAGCATTAGTGTCTCCATATGGCAATGCTTCTAACTTAGGTATGCGAGCTTCCAAACTCCTTAATAAGTTATCTTTTTTAAATAATTGTTTAGTTCCAGTAGAATTATCATGTGCAACAATAAAATTAAGCTCGCTGTCTGCCGATGATAATATTTGTTTTAATAATTTATTATCATTAGATACTTTAATAAAATTATCTATATTTGGATGTTCTACTTGGATACCCGACACTATCCCGGTTTCGGTATGATACAATACATAATACTCTGTGGTAGTAACTTGCGTGGTTTCAAACAAACTTTGAAATTGCTGTAAACTCTTATGCATTGTATACCTTTATTAGTCTTTGATATATTTCGTCAGTCATCCAGGTACTAGTATAATGCCATATTCCATGTTGTATAAAATTTTCTACTTTAACTTGGCCAGAATCTAATATCCAAGAATTTAAAAATTTATACCAATTCATTTTAGCCCAGTTATAATGTATTGTGTTTTCTTCCTGCCTGCTTAACGTTGTTATATTAAATCCTTGACTAACAGATATGTCAGATAATTTTTGGGCTAGGCATAATACAATATTAAATTTAAACTTTAAATTATCATCTATACTATATTCTGTTAAAAACTGTTCTTTAAATGTATCCCAATACGTAATTATTCTATGTGCAAGTAAAATAAATTCTTTAAATTCATCTATATTTTTATACAGGATTGCGTTACTCCAGATATCTTTAAGGCCATTTTTTATTATAATTTTTCTATTAGAGTATAACTGTTTTGTTATAGGCACTCCTTTGAAATCTAATAAAGTACGATTAAACACTACATTTGAATGTAGCAAGTTATCAAATAAATCTGTAATGTTTGATAAAACTAATGTGTCGCTATATAAAAATAATGTATTCGTATACGGAGTAATAATTAATGCGTCGAGTAATTCTTGTTCTACTACACCAGTCGACTTTATTGTTATAACGTTGTCAAAATATTGTTTGTCGACATCTAACCCTGTTGGTATAATTAGTGTCACTGGCAATTGGCTATTTGCTTTTGCTGTTACTGCTAATAAAATTGCCTGCTCAACACATTTAATGTTATTAGCAAATGTTATGATTCCATTAGACATTGTATACTTCCAATAACTTATCGTAATGCCTTAATAAGGCCATTTTATTCATCATATGAATATCCTGATCTTGCACTCTTACTACTATATCCTGGGAGGGCTTGTGATTAATGTAATGACTTAAAAATGTAAAATCATTTTTACCATTGACTTGAACAAGGTCATCCTTTTGATCCATGTAACGCATAACCTTGGGTGGTATTTCGTTAACAAAGTTCCCCTCCATCTGTCCATTCAATAAATGTATAGCTATTGCACTGGCATAGTCTGTCCTAAACATTCTGCCGGGGAATTTATACAAAAATTTATAATAGTCATAATTGTCTTTAACATGATGCCACATATTAAAAAATTGTGTGCTTTGTTCACTTTTGGTCCAGTAAATAACTGTGCTCCACCACATATCAATACCTTCAGGATGTAAGCGTTGTTCGTCGTGATGTGGTAACTCCATTCGAAGTCCTTTGGCTGTTCTAAATAATGCCAGCTCGTAATCTGTGTCAAATAGCCTATCTAATGAATTGTTTCCTAATATATAATCAACATCAATTAGTAATGTTTTGTCCCATGGAGTTAAGTTAAACACATTATGTTTATTGCCATTACTAAATTGTGTTGTAAAATTTTTATCTGGGCTGTCGTGATGTAGCCTAGTATTCTTATCGTGTGTTAATGTTTCAACTATTATTTTATCAAAGCACCTATCTATTAAAGATTTACTTTGTGTTTTTTTTAAATGGTCGTAGGTTGATGCGTCAGTTAGTAACGCAATGTTATTATTAGTTAAATTTGTTTTAACTGATAGTGCTGTGATGATTGCTAATTTTGTATAATCTATCTTTGCATTATTATACGCAAATAGTACTACTCCATTAGTCTGTGACATTTGTTAAACTCTTAACATTACGTTGTTTTTTTATTTTTTCATTCTCTATAAAAAACTCGTTCATAGCCATAGTATATGCGCTATTAAGTTTTTCCAGAAAAGTTGGCAAGTCTTTAATAAGTATTGGTGTTTCGTTGTTATCCAAAAATACCTGTTGTTCGAAATCTGAAGATATCAAATATTGAATGTAACCCATTATTTCTGGGGTAGAGGTAAAAATCCCATTATTGTGATTTACAAGTTTTTGAATTTCAGCTCGTTGTCTGAGATTAATTTTCTGATTGGCTAATGTTAGACGATAATTACTAAAGTCTAACGCGGCCGCAAGTCTTTTGTCCATATGCGATATCTCTCTGTGTATTAAGTACGCAGTTATTTATCGCAATAGAATTTGTTAATTACCTGAAAGAGGGGTCGTGATAGCCAAAATAGGTTTTTCTATCCTAAATTGGACTCCGCCGAAATCTATGCCGCCAGCATAACCGATGTTGTAAGATAACGTATGACGGCCATGTACTACATTACCAATGGATCTATTGTCAATTTCTACTTTAATGTGTATTTGACGTCCATTAACAATCTTACCGAATATTCTGAGTTGTGGACAATTACCATAGCCGCCGTATCCGCCATAGCCGCCGTATCCGCCATAGCCTCCATAGCCGCCGTCGCAACAATAGGCGCCGTATTCGCCGTATCCGCCATAGCCTCCATAGCC